GGGCAGGAATATCTGACTTGTGCCACATTCTCTGACCTCTGCCCTCAAGTGTAATATAGTTAGGCAAAAGTCTTGCGTACTCGTTATCAGGATTTTCCCTCTTAAACTTGTACCAGTTGTTTACTGACTGAACAGAAACCCCACAGGCCATAGCAACTTCTTCAATTCTTAAAAGTGTTAATCCCATTGTATCTCCTTTCTTTCATTTATTAAATTATAAACATTATAATATATGTTTTTTATGATAACAAGTAGTTAATTAAAGCATTTTTGTCTCCCTCAATTTTTCCGTCAATCAATATTTCACTCATCTGTCCTTTCTTTTCTACGAGTGAGTTAATTCGTTCATCAATGGTTCCCTTGCAGAGCAACGTATAAACGGTGATGTTAGAGTTCTGTCCAATTCTGTGGCATCTATCTATTGCTTGTTCCTTAAGAGCCATATTCCAGGGTTCATCTAAAAAGATTTCTACTGAACCAGCAGTTAGCGTAAGACCTGTACCCATAGCACCTATCGTACCGATTATGAATTTAACTTTATCGTCATTCTGAAATGCCTCTACACTAGCCTGCCTTTCGTTATCTTTTGTCTCACCTGTAATCATTACACCCCTATACTTCTTCGATAGTCTCTTAAACGCTGGATTAGTAATCTGTGTCCAGTTAGAGAAGATAACAACCTTTCTTCCGTTATCAACTGCGTCATCTACAAGTTCTTCCATTCTGTCAAACTTTGCACTATCAGTAACAGTAGGAGTAAGAATATTGGGGTTACCCGTTGCCTGTCTCAATCTAATAAGTTCTGCAAGCGGGTTGTTTGCCATCTTCAAACTATCGAGATTACTAATAATATCTGAATGGGCCATATCATAAACTTTCGATTGCTCTTTACCCATTTCAACGTACTCGTTAATGAGTGTCTTTTCAGGCAAATCAAGAACATCGTCCTTAAGCCTACGCAACATCATTGTATCGAGCGTATCTTCAATCTCTTCCAAGTTTTTATAACCAACAACTTGTGTTCCGTTGAAGCCGCCTAAACGACCATAATGTGTCTTAAACTGCCAGAATGTATGCTTTTCGTATCCGAGCCAGTTAAGTATCGGGTATAAGTCAATCGGTGCGTTCATCAGAGGAGTACCCGTCATAGCAATTTGAATTGGGGTATGTAGCATCAACAACTGCTCGGTTTGACTTGCCTCTGGGTTTTTACACTTGTGAAACTCGTCAACGGCAATCATATCAATCTCACCGCTCGCACATAGTTCTTTTAACTTATCAGTAATAGGATAGATATATTCATCTTCTTCGACAAATTTTCCCTTTTTCTTTACCACTATTTTTCTTCCCGTCTTTACTTTGTAACGTAAAGTCTCAATATTAGTAATAACAAATCTGGGAAGGCACTCAAAGTTTTCAAGGTCTAATAGTCTGTCTGCATTAGAACCAATCCTTATGTCTGTTCCGCCTCGAATAAACTTCTGCCCCAATATCCACGCACTTTCGTCAGTGTGAATACTAACCTCATTCTTCCAGTTCCATTTCAAACCGTTTACGCAACAAACAATAAGACAGTGCTTTACATTTCTTAATCTCGCAATATCAATTACCTGCTTTGTCTTACCAAGTCCCTGCTCATCACCAAGTAACCACTTATCGTGATTAAGTCCGAACTCAACGCCCTCTATCTGATGTTCAAAAGGTTTTGTCTTGAAATTGAAATAAGGTGGTATCTTTTTCTCGCTTGTTTCAAGTTTGATATACTTTCCTGAAATAGTAATCTCATACTTCGATAACTTGTTTACGAGATTACCCAACTGATTAAACGGAAGTTCCCACGTTTTATCATTTTTATTGTAGTTCCTAGTAGGAAATGATTTAACAATATCTACAATATCGGCATTGTAATCGAATGATACAAAAAGGGAATAGTCCCCATTACACATTACACTGTTTTTAATTACAATGTTTATCATCTGTTTTTCGCTCTCTTTCAATGTTTTTTGACTGATTTCGAGAACATTATACTAAATGATTGAACGTAAGTCAACAAAAATTTATGCAAAAGAAAAGTAGCGAGCCTCTCCTCTCGCTACTCTCCCAAAAAGAAAGACAGAACAATAAAGAATGTTCTAATATTTTATTATAACATCATCTTTTCATCTGCTCAATCGCTTTGCGATAACTTTCTCTTTCGTCCTCACTACGAGCGTTACGCATCATTTCCGTAAGATGCTCAATCATCTCGTCTTTACTGTGTCGGCTATAACCGTCGTATGAACTGTCACGACTAGTAAAGCGACCCATAGCGTCACGACCTCTACGATAAGAGCCATCTTCGCTATATCTTCCATCGCCGTCACCATCACGCCCTCTGCGAGCATAAGAGTTATAAGAATCATAAGCGTTGGCATAATCGTCTGAATAGCCTCTCGAATAATCTCTCGCGTAATCTCTTGAGTACCCTTCTTGCTCTGCCTTGTGCATAGCATCGACCGTTGTAACGTCCTTAACAATGTCGACCATCTTATAGATGTTTTCGAGGTCTGTCGAGGATATTTCTTCTTTCTTACAAATCTTTTTAAGTTCATCTTCGAGTATATCCTGTATTTCATATAATACTTTCATACTTTCTCCTTTCTCACGCAATACGTGTAATGGTGAGGTTAGCATTTTGAACCTCAATAGTAGGTGTTGGTGTTACTGCGGGGTTATCTGTTGTTGCGTCAACATAGTCAACGGCTACTGTGAAACAGCACCCTCTAGGAACTGTGATAATTGCTGTGCTTGTAACATTGCCATAAGTGTCCACGGCAGCAGGAACAAAGATTGCTCTTGAAGTGGGACGCTGTTCACCCTGAACTGTAATTGCAATAGCAATGGGAGTTACTGCACCACCAGCAGGGATTGCAATATTACCGTTAAAAATTACCTGATAACGCGCAAAGCAATTATTAGTGATACCGCGCAGAGTAAAAACACCGGTTTCGTCATCGTGAAGAACACAACCACGAGTACAAGGTATAGATGCTGAAAACACAATGGGAGCGTTTAACGCCACGTTTTGTACTGCGTTAGCAAGATATTCTGCCATAAGTATCACCTCACATTACATTCCGCAACCGCAACCTACATTCTGATTGCAAGTGAAAATGGGAGTTCTGCCATAAACAGGGGTTGACGGAACAGGACAGTTAGAAAGCCTATTGTAGAGCGCATCGACCTCATCAGAGAAACCCTTTTGGATAAATGCGTTCTGTGCCGTCTGACTAGCAGACAGAGTAGCCATATTGAGTTGAGTACGGAGATTATCGTTCTCCCTCTTGTAACCGTCGAGTTCAAGTTGGCAAAGTTTGTCAAGAATAGCCTGCGTATTTGCCGTGCTTGTCTGTCTTGTGTTACAAGCCTCTGTTGCGATTGTGTACTTAACATCTGCTGTTGCGGCTCTGTTATCACAACAACACTGTGCCAACTGAGACTGAATTGCCTGCATACCCTGTGTAGAAGCTGTTTGAGCGTTGAAACTTCTTTCCATATCTGCAATCTGATTGGTGTAAAGTTGCTGTGCTACAGCGTTCTGCGCACCGTTTACAGATGCGGTTACACCTGCAAAGCCGCTACACAACTGCTGAGAAATATCTCCGCCAAGATTACAGATTTGGGTGGATAATGAAGATACTCCATCACGAATGGAAGTAATATTGTCGTTGAGCAGAGCGTTCTGGAATCCTGTGTTAGTGTTTGCGTTAATTCCAGACTGTCCATTAAGCAACCAAGGAAAATCATAGCCGAGAGCGTTTCCACCGAAACCGCCACCAAAGCCATTATTACCCCAACCGCCAGCGAACAAGAGGAGAAGTAAAATCCACCAACCGTCTCCGCCCCAAGAGCCGAAACCGCTATTGCCACTTCCGTACATAGGAGCTACTGGCATTACCATTTGTTCTGAACCATTAGTCATAATAGTTCTCCTTTCATAAATTTTTATATCTACTGTTGCAACGAATAGAAAACTGAATTAAAATAGAAATACCCAATGTGATTAAACTTCTCATTCGGTTTTTACTTCCTGAGAGCGATGCCGTGCTACCTTCCCATAACGACATCGCTTTTTAATTTAGTCATTCAACTATTCAACTTAATCATTTGAGATTAAATTACGAAATTGTGGGTCATTCTTCATCTTCATAACCCTGTTTATCTGTTCTTGACTTACCTGGCCACTGTTAAGCAAATATTGAAGTATCTGATTTGGGTCTGTCATATCTTGTGGAATGTTATACTTACGAGAAAGCATAGACATTGGGTTTTGCTTAAATTGATTGAGCATACTTATAAAATTATTCTGTGGCTGAAGTTGCTGATAGAGAGGTGAACTCATAATCACTCCTCCTTATTTTTCTTATATGTGTTATTAGTCGGTTGTTTAGACTGCTTTAATTCTGCTCTGATTTCGTTTCTAAAAGCGTCAAACTCATTTCGTGAGATATATTCTGTTTTTTGCTCTTGTGCGTTAGAACTTGATTGTGAGCGTTCTTTGTAGTCAAAAATTCTCAACGGAAGCGGAACACCGCTTTGGTCTGTTGATTTGATGTACATAACAGGACTTTCGCTGTCCATTAAAAGCACACTTCTTCCTGCCGCTACGGGATATGATTTCGCAGAGTTTTCTCCTTGAACCCACGTGATGCCATCATTTTGCTGTTGCGTATTATTAGCAACCATTTGTGGCATATACTGCTGTGTGGGTTGATAATACTGTTGATACGGATTGTAGCCAAATGCCATTGTCAGTTCTCCTTCTTAAAGTAAAAGATTGGAATTTCGTTACCGCTGTCCCAGGTGTCGTAGTAATCACCGTTGACAATCGTAACAACGTGCGTGCCTGTTGCAAGAAGATACAAGCCTTCAGGATGGTCAATACAAAAATCTTTAATCGTATAACAATCAGGACAAGTGTCTGGAATGATGTAGCGTCTAAACCCGTTGTGCTTTAAGTAAGCACTCCAAATAGCATTTGAAGATGGCATATCTTTTAATTTATATCCTTGCGTAGTTACACCTAAGTAAGATGTGTCCCAATCTTGATTAAGAGCCAACGAGATTGCTCGTACAACACAGTCACCTACAAGATTTGCTTTGGGATTAGGATTATAGTATTGCCAACCCACAGACTTATACCTTCTCGCTCTGTATTAAAATAAGGAAAGCAATTACTTCGTTACATTTGTAACGTTCCATTATTTCTAATAGTTCGTTGCTTATGTCTCTCATAATTACCTTCCCCTTTGACATAAGCATACAAGTAAAAGAGCAACCGTATTTGCACGATTGCTCTCTAAAAATTTTATGAAAATTGTACTTAAATTACCCTAAGTATCTTGTTCTTTACTGACTTTGCTAATTTAGAAACCTTGCTTTCTGATATGTTCATCTTTATCGAGATTTGAAAGTTGCTATAATGCTTTGCCCGAAGATTGAAATATTCGAGTTCATCTGGGGTAAAGTTGCACTCTTTTCTAAATCTTTCAAGTTCCCGCTCTACGAAGTCATATAATTTCATACCGCGCTAAGATATGACATAGATACCCACATACCACTTCCTATTTTTGCCCAGTTACCGTTTGTTTCAAAAACAGATACTAACGCTCCATTGTAGAGTTCACCTACTTTATTTGCGTCATTCTGGGCAACAACGGGAGTGCTCCTTATGGCCAAGAACGTATGAATGTTCACAACTCTATACGTTTTTACTATATCAGGTTCGGGCTCAGGAGTTGGTTGAGGCTTAGGTTCAGCCTCATACTTGATAAGAGGTAATTTACCCCACTCGTCCCATTCACTCGCTTTTGATTTTACCGTGCCGTATGCGTGTCCTTTGGCTTCTACAACAGTTCCGCTATTGTCGACGATAAACCCAACATGGTGTCTTATACCGTTTTTTACTTTGAAGACACCAAGTCCAATTTTTTCACTGGGGAGAGTATTAATCTTTCCTTTTTCGGTGCACTTATTGTATAAAGTATTTGAGCCCCAATCTTCACTAGCCTTGTAGGTTGGAGTCTTATCTTCCATACTCTTTGCCCATAAGAACCACTTGAAAAGTCCTGCACAATCTGTTACAGGCTTTCCGAAGTCATCAACGAAACTAGCTTCAGTCCAACTCTTAGGCGGATAATACTGAGTATAGTCAGCCTTTTTCTGATTGTACAGACTACGGCTTGCCTTTTGCCCAAAACAGCCCATCCAGTAAGCAGTCCCAACTACCTCAAGACAGAATTTCGCAAGATTAGTATTGGTACGCTCAATAGCCATAAGTTACTCCTCGCTGAACAGTGTTTTAAGTTTCTTAACAACCTGATTTACACCTGTTGCGGCAAGTCCAGAAAATCCGCCGATTACACTTGCAGTAAGCCAATCAGACGCAGGGATAATATTTGGAATTGTATAGAACGATACAAGTCCAAGAATAACACCTACGATTGCACAAATGCCAGGAATAAAGTCATTAAGTTTCTCATTCTTGAATAACTTAACGATGTAACCCACAAGATAACAGAAACCTACAATTACGGGTACTGTTACGATTTCACCAATATTCATTGTTTGTCTCCTCCTTTATCATTTCGTATAAATATTGCCATAAATGCAAATATTCCACAAAGTAGTATAACTAAAACCAGCGTCCAAAACTCGTAATCTATCATATATTAAGTAATTTTTGAACTTGCTTTTCAATATCTTCAAGTTTTTCCCGAAAAGATAATACATCTTTTTCCAGAAGTATAACCTTCTCTTTAAGTTTATCTTGATTGCTGATATACTTATCAAGTTTAATCTCTAATTGCTCTATACGATAATTAGAGAGTTTGCTTGAAATCATAATACCGCTTATTGAACCCGTAACTGTTCCTATAAGGGCTATGATTGCAACAAGAACCTCGCTGTCCATTGTGATTGCCCTCCTTACCCATTTTTCTTTATTATAACATTTTATACCACCAAGTGTGCAAATTAAATGGCGTTTGTCTGAAAATTATCTTTCAGATTACATACCTATACTCACCACTCCAGTATAATTTTGAACCACTTGGTATAGTAGTAACAGAAATAAGGGTGTGATATGTTTTGCCGTAAGTTTGAACAGAGCCATACCCGTCTGTGCCCACATTATGCGCGTAGGAACCCAAACCCGCGGGATGTAAAATCATATGTAACTCCGCACCATCATCATATTGTAAGATAATGTCAGGTTGCTTGTTGACCATTAAATACGCGGATTCCAAATCTGCCTTAACAATTACTAATTCATCATTAGGAATAACAATATTAACAACATTCTGATTTACATACTGCATACCATAATATTTGCTAAATCTAATATCGTCAAGCAACTCAATATATACTTCCACGTTCATAGTGTCAGTAAGGCTATAAACTCTCGTTTCCAAAATTGCAGGTGTTGCACCCTCAAAAGTATTACCTGTGATTGTTTGAGCAAAATACAGCTTATTCTTTGCTACAAACCTTACAGTGCCCCAATAAATTCCATCAGAAGTTATCTCTTGGTTATTTACTAGTATTTTTAAATCCAACTCTTCTGCGGTAGGACAATCAACGCCCCCGACATTAACACTGTGGTTACCTCCTGTCCACAAGCCTCCACTCCAACCCGTTTTGTCAATCGAAAACGGTCCAATAATGTCGGTTGAGGCGGTCATATAATGTTTCTGCTCTACAAAACCAATATCATCTACCAAAAAACCAAGTCCAACATTAACTAATTGGAATAAATTATTAGGTCCGCGTCTATGAAACTCTCTAGCCAAGAATAATCCCTCGCCAAGATAAGCAAAGTGTGTATACTGATTATTACTTACCAGTAGACAATTTTCTTTTCTGATTACAGCATCCTCATATCGGCAGGCATATGAAGTAACACCCGTAGAAGTTTTTTCATTGATATACAGATATCCGTCATATTCGACATCAAAGAAACAAATATGATTTGTATAATCAGCAGGATATTCGGAGCCACCACAAGTGATAACTTGTTTTATTGGGGTTGATTGTCCCCCGACAATAAGCGACTGCCCGATAACGACAATGCAACCGCCAACAGTTGTAACAAAGCCGATTAACTGATTAACTGTGAATGAAATTGTGTTGTCCATATCACTCACCGCCTCGCTTCTTGCTTATCGGTTCATCGCCGATAGTCTTGATTTCTTCTTTCGGCTCGTCAATTTCTTTCGTCTTTTCGGTATCTTCGCTTTCCTCTGTCGGTTCTTCTTCGCTACCGCTATTGCTACTGCCCAAGAACACACCGCCAAGTGATTTAGCACCGCCACCGCCAGAATGATTACTTACATACTGCTCAACACTCACCTTGTATTCCACTGCACAATCACCTGTATCTGCGTAGATATTGTTTGTGCCGTTGAGTGTGATGATAGGCTCTCCGTCAGGTAAAGCAATGACGTAAGATGTTCCGAGAGGATAAACAACCTGTGCTCCTGTTGTCGGTGTTGCACCTTGCGAATAGGCATCCATAGAACTTATCCACGGCTCGTTTATTGCCTCTCCGTTGTAAGACGCAATATAATTGTGTGTTACCTCAAACTGCCTATGTCCTGCCTTGTCCTGCGTGAAATGACCACCATAGTAAGTGCCACCGAGGTTGATTACTTCGGTATTGCCGTTGTATGGTTTAAAAAAAGCAGCTACATCTATCTCAAACTCTAAATTATAACGAGCCATTATCTTGTTATATGTTTCTTCTGTTTGTGGATAGAAAATCAAGCCTGTTAAGATAATGCTTGCGTCACCAATAGCGGTGTTCTTTTTGTTTGTTTGAGGTGCACCGTTCTGTACAACCCAGCGATACTCTCTTGTTGTTATTTGTTCTGTTCCGTCCCACTTGCTATCTACAAAGCCAAAACTAATGCCCGACAAATCAACCGATACGTCTTTGTCAATCAGAGATACGTTTATAACCGCATTGGGAACGCACGACCTCAAAACATAGTACGAACTTCTCACCGCTACCCAATCGCTAAATGGCTTTACGTCCACAAGATTGTCTCCGCACTTCGCAAGGCTAATCTTACTCCAACCGCTTATCGGCAAAGGCGAGGCAGGTGTAGGTGTTCCGCTTTTCTGCACCGCATTTACATCAACCTCTAATGACTTGATAGGCAGAGCCAAGTCTGTCTCAAAGTTCGCAACACCACCGCTTGCCGTATCATCAGGCAGGATATTATAGACAATATCATCAACTTGTGCTTTGGTGTAGGTAGTGCTCTTATCGGCTTTATCGTCAAGAAGATCATCAACTTCGCTATTGGTATAAATGCCGTCAAGTCTCGCTCTGACCTTATTGCCGTTAGCGTCAAACTCGAACTTTACGTTTGTCGTGTCCTCAAAATCAACCGCACCGCTTGAAATGCCGTTGCCAAGAACTTCTGTTCCGTTGACCTTGATGTTACGCCAAGTGTCGTTATCTTCATCACCAGACGGAATATAAACCCATTCAGAGCCGTTGGAAATGAATGCATCACCGACCTTTGCGGTCTGTCCTGCGTATGTTCCGTCAGTAATAACCTTGTACGTCCAACCC